TTATTTTCAAACCATGTTATAATTGTTGACTTATAAGCGTCGTCCATATCATCTGTTGAAGATAATAATCCTCCACCGAATTGACTATACTGCTTAGGAATAAACACTGGTTGACTAAATGGTGCCATTAATGAGTATTCATTGTCTTCAAACTTAAATCTATAACTAAATCTTACAAATTTATCTTCTAAAAACTTTTCATCACCCTGCCAGCTTGAGTTATAATCTGGATTATCACTTATAGATATTTGATCACTGGTAGATAGTGTTGTTTCTTTATTAAGAGTTATTGATATTTTTTCATAAAAAGTACCAGTAGAGTTGTATTGATTTACTATGCTAACACTTGCTACCCTAGTGTCTGCGTCGACACCTGTTCCACTTACTAGGTCACCTATTTTTGGTATACCATTTTCACCACTGTATATGAATTGATCTGTGGCTGGTGGAGTAACTAGCCCTGTTCCTATAGTATATATAGTTCCTAATCCAGGTGATGTGGCATCTACTGTTACAGATCCAGAAGAATGATTAGACATGTAAACATCCTTTTTATTAGTCATGCTTGGTCTACTGAAATCAACCAAAGTAGTGTCTGTTATAGTAACTGCTTTTGATAGCGTTAAAGTATTTGCTAAAACAGGTGCAGTTGCTGTAGGTATACCTATAACTGTAACTAACTCTGTTATTTGTTGTCCGGTTATCTTATTCCTATCAGTGATTATGTCACCAACTTTTATACTTGTAGAATCAGCTACAACTATAGTAGCAGAAGCCGTTACTAATCCGTTTATAGAGGTTTGAACTCTATCCATTACTAATATTGGCTCAAAAGGAGCATATTTAGCTACAGATATTTGATCTTCGTTTGTGTAGTGAGGAAAATTAGCAGGTACGGATGCCTGCGTTATGTTTATTTTTCTAGGTTGATTAAGATTATCAGTCCAAAATAATTGATTTTCAATTAAATTAATACCAGTAATTCTAAAACTTTGATTAAAATTTAAAAAACTACCTTCAACTAATAAAGTAGGTGCATTTGTTGCTGATAAATCAACGCTTACTATATAACATTTAGCCGTTCCTGGCGCCCTTGTCTCATCACCTGGGTTCCAGTCAGTAGCCATAAAGTATGCCATGCTAGAATTTTCATCAATATATTGCCCAATTATTTCAGTTCCTGCAGGTGCCGGCGGAGTTAAAAGGCTTAGACTAGATACACCAGTATTACCTAAAACATTTTCAAACTCACCAACTGTAGAACCTTCTGATCTACTTATAGATAAGTTTCTAGCTTCTCTATATTCACCGTTTGGTAATATACGAGAGTCAAGGTCTTGATTCATTTTACCTTTAAGAAAGGTATTTTTAATTTCAGCCATTTAATTCTAGTGTTTAATCCATTTACTCTTCCCTCTCATTACTTGAACAATCTCATCTAATTTTATATTAGATAATCTTATTTTAGCATTTCTTAATTTAGCACTTCTCTCTTGCTTTAATCTTCTAACTATATATTCAGGTTGGTTAATCCTAGAAGCTATGATAGCGTGGCTTATATGAGCATATAGAGCATCTTCTGCCATCTTAGGAACTCTAGTGTCTTCATCGTAAGCTAATCCATCAGAAATGTATTCCAATACTATCAATTTATTAGCTAAATTACTTGAAAAAGACATTTTACCTTCTCTGTTGTTTATAGTAAACCAACCATTTGTCTGAGCGTATTGTGGGTCTAGTCCATACTGTTGACCTAGAACAAGTCCTGGATATCCATATCTCCATTCATACCCATCATTTACTAATTGGTTATTTATGTTTGAGTTTAATATATTATCACCTGCATTTCTCCATCTTTCTTCTGTTTGAGAAGTTCCTTCTAAGTTTTCACCAAAATTATCTTGTGTTGGCGTACCTAAGTTGTCTTGCAGAGGAGTGCTGTATGGATTTGTAGTTAAGTTGTTTGCTGGATAGATAGGTCTTTTAACACCTAATGCATCTATGAAAGATACTTTTACGTAGTTTACGTAGTCTTGAGGTATAATAACGCTTAAGCTAGGAGGTATTGTTAGTTCTTGAGATTTTATACTTTTTAGTGTGTCATAGCTAAATTCTTGTAATCCACGCTTAGCATGAAATATAACATCAGTTCTTTTGCAACTTGGTATTAATTTACCAGTTCCAATGTAAGCTACTTGAAAGTTGTTTATAATTTCGCTAAGTTTTATATATGAATAGCTATCGTAATTATCTTCAACAGCTTGTCCAAAGGCGTCTCTATTACCATAGTTACCACCATCTAAAGACTTCAGTTGAACAACAACACTTGTGTTTGCTGCTAAAGTACCCGTTATAGTAATTATATTGTTTGCAACAGTAAAAGGTAATATATATTCAGTATAAACTAATACACCAGCCGCAGCGGTATATAACTTAAAGTTGTTTAAAGCATAATTAACCTGTAAAGGATCATTGCTACCAAACACTAAATTAGTATCGAATGTAGTGGTGAAAGCTTGCCCAGCACCTGCGGTAGATAGGAATTTTTGAGAACCTGCGTAGTACTGCTGATTGTTTTCAGTTATTAGACCCATGTTTTATTATGATTTTTCGTTAATGTCTTCTTGTTGAATTTTTTGAGATGCTACCTGTATAATAGTAGGATCTTGAATAATAACTCCAGAGTATAATAATATACCAGTTACTATATCTACTTGTTCCGAAGGGTGTAGTTCAAAGTTAACAGAAGTGCCAGCGTTGTGAATGTACTGGCCTAAGCTACCGATTGAATATCCCCAGTTTACCATAGCTGGTTGTTTCAAATAAGATACTTGAATATCTGCAGTTATAGTTGTTGGATATAAATATATTTTATTTTCTTCGTATAAAAATACAGGTTGAGCTTTTGTAGGTGCAACTAATGGAGCTTTTTTAATTTTATACCATTCATTACGTTCAACCATTTGAGCTTCTATAAGATCGTTATATATTACTGTACCTAATCTATAAAAGCTTGGTAGTGAAGCAGTTGTGAAGTGATCTACTGAAAAAGTGGGTGAGGCTATTGTTTTAAATATATCTAGTTTTTCTTCTAGGTTTTTAACTCTATTAGCATACTCGTTATCGTTTTCGGGTATACGTAATTGTTGATTCAAGTCACTCATATATTTTTCAAATATACCTTGCTGTACTTGATTACCTACTTTATTAAACTCGTCTGGAGTTATATACCCTCTTTGTTGTTGGTTGAGTATTAATAAGACAGTTTTATAAACTAAATCTACGTTTATAGCCATTATTTTGTTTTTTTGTTATAATATAACCGACCACAGAGTGTAGCCGGTATATATTAATTATTACATGTTAATTCAAGTTTTTCTCTACAGATCTGAAAACCTCTACACCTTCATCGGTTTTAAAGTAAGCAGCCATTGCAGAATAAGGATTTTCATCGAAAGGCACTGTCATTAGTTTTCTTCCGTTTGATCCCCAAGTGAATGTTCTTTGGTCTTGAGATAGTTTTATGATACCAACTTCAGCAGCTCTAATAGCTACGTTTCTTAGTTGTACATTTTCATCATTAGCTAAATCCATAAATAATGCCGGATTCTTTTTAGCAAACAATAATAAATCTCTTTTTAATTCCTTAGAACTCATTGTTCCAACCTTAGAACCTAGTTCAACTCTTAATATAGCTTCTGCTTGATCAATATCCATATTACGAGCAGCGTTTAAAGCGTCTATCTGAAGATCTAATACATCTAATTCGTCTTCAGCTTCTTCAACCGCACTAAATTCTTCATATATCCTACCTTTTAATGGGTGAAATATTGAAAGAAGTTTCTGTAGGTTTTGCATTTGTTTAGGAACTCTAAGATCTCCATTTTGGAATCTTATATGACCTAAGGTACATTCTCCTTTTTGCTCATCAACTAGTGGTGAGTCTTGGTTTGTAGCATATCTTATTTCTCTTTGTTTTCCAGATTTTTCATCAAAATACAATAAGGAGTGTTTCCTTGTGTGTTTACCTGGTATTGTCAGAGTTAAAGGAGAATTTCCTCCTTTTAAAAAATATACTCTATCTTTTATTTCCCAACTTGGTTTAGCTAGTTCTTGTTTTAGTGAAGCTGTCATTACTTCTTGCTCTTGTACTACTTCTTTTTTTGCTACAGGCTTTTTAGCTGTAGTCTTGTTTGCATTTGCTGCCATAATATAATATAATTTAATAGTTTATAAAGTGTGACAATAGCTTGTTAGTTATATATAGTAAGGGGCTAGTGTCATATAAGAGTAATAATTACCCCCGTTGTTTTAACGAGGGTAAAAATTACATTAATTTTGAATCCTTAGATTCCTTTGAATAATACAAAGTTGTTAGCAGCTTGAGTTACTAAACATCTTTCAGATAGGAAGTTTACTTCCATAGCATCTAAAGTAGACGTTGAAGCACCACCAGCAGAACCAGTTAACCAAGATTTCATTCTTCTATCATCAGATTGAGAAGCTCTATATCTTACATGTAAGAAAGGTCTTCTGATGTTAGTTCCTAAAATTTGATCGTAAACTGTTGAAGTTCCAGCAGGTACTAATACACCTTCGATAGAATTGATACCTACGATACCTCCACGAGTAGAAGCGTCATTTAAGTATTTCCAGTCAGTTTTGTAGAAGTCATAAGAACCTCTTCTGAAACCAGAGAAACCTAAATTAAGAGCCATTTCTTCAGAGTTTTCGAACAATCCGAAAGCAGTACCACCAGCGTAACCACCAGAGATAGAAGCTAACATATCGTCAAAATCTAAAGAAGTTTGTCTTTGTAAGAATAACATGTTTTCTTCAATAGCTCCTTGAGTATCTAAATTCTTCAAGATAGCATCGAATTCATCAAGTCCAGCAGCAGCAGTAAATCCTACTTCTACATTTCCACGTGCTCCGATAGCAGCAAATAAACCTTGTGTTCCAGGATTAGTAGCAGCAGATGCAGTTTGGTTATACTCACCTTCCACCATACTCATTTCTAAGTAGTCTTCAAAACGTAATCTTGTTTCAGATTCAGCTTTTAAATACCATAAGTATCCAGATGTTCCGTCTTCAGTCGCAACTTCAACCCATCCAATTTGTGCCATATCAGAACCAGATACAGTGTATTGGTTTCTAATGATAATAGGAGAGTTAGAATATTGAGTGAAAGAAGGATTCACACTGATACGAGCACCAGTAGCGATGTTAGATCCTTTAGCATAGTCAGATCCGTATACGAATACTTTAAGACCAACTGCTGAAAAACCTGCAGCAATCAAACCACCGTTTGTATAAGATTGGTAAGTCATAGTACCACCAACACCAGCAGCAGAAGCTGTAATAAAACCTTTGTCTTCTAGTCCAGTAGCTGGATCTAATACGACAACTGTGTCATTTACAGAAACTACATTTGTAACTGTACCAGCAACTGTTAATACGTTTGGAGCTCCAGCTCCACCACCATCAGCACCACAGGTAACGCCTACGTAACTAATGTGTAATCTATTTTGTTCAGACCAGATTACTTGATCAGAAGTCATTGGCATTTCAGCTCCAACCATACGTAAGAATCCAGATAAAGTTCTGTTTCCATAACGCTCTACTTCTTGTTCGTAGATTTCAGGTAAGTACTGTTGTGCAAAATCGTTAGCTCCGTTATTGAACTGTAAATAGTTCGAAGCTAGTAATTGTTGACCTTGAGATGGGATTAATGACCCAAATTGAGGAGTTAAACTCATAATAATTGTTTTTTAGTTAAATTTTTTTGTTTTTATTCTTAATTTTGAAGAATCTTGAGCGCTTACTGATTTAACTTTTAACCCATTTATAAAACCAGTTTTAGCTGGTTGCCTAACGTCTGTGCTTGGGTTTTTAGATTTACCTATGATATCTTTGGTAGCATCTGATTTCCCTTGCTCGTAGAAATGATTAATAATCGTGTCAGCATTTGAAGCCATAAATAGTGCCTTGTGATAACCTTTCGTATCTGTTACTTCACCTTCTTTGTTTAGGAACTTCCCTACAAAATTGTTGATGTTTGATTGGTCTTCTGCTAGCTTACTTGGATCTTGAACCCCATACCTAAACTTTTTCCCACTGACGTCGAACTCAAAACCTTTGAATTCATCATTGAAATAATTGTTAGTTTTAGATTTAAAATCTTCGTGTTGTTTAATAGCTGTCTCTTGATCTTCGTTGTAACGGTTGAAAAAATCCATAGCCTTTTGTTGGTCTTGAGTTACGCCGGGTCTCAACTTGATTTCGTCGTAGTATTTACTCTTAGTTTCCTCTAAAAAGCTTTTAGCTTTTGCAACTTCTTCTTTAAATGCAATTTTTTTCTTGCGTATATCTCTATCCTCGTCTAAATCTTCATCATAGTCGTAGTCTTCTAACATAAGATCTATGTCTTCAGATTCTAGATAAGGTTTTGTTTTTCTGTAATACTCTTTAATTAAAGCGTTTTCACCTATTGTTGAATAGTCAGCATTTAATCTAACATAGTCTTCAACAGTTCCACCAGTGTCTTCCATAAAAGAAACTAGCTTTTCAATGTTTTCAGGTAATGGTTTACCTAGAACTTTTTCATCTCTTACAGCCTCTTTTACTTCTTTGACAGTTTGCTTTACTTCTTCGTCTGTTATTTCTTGCAGCTGCGTGAATTCCTCTTTATCATCTTTAGCGGACCCTTCGTCTCCTTGTCCCACTTCTTGCAATCCCAGTTTGGATTCTTCTGCGCGTAACACGCCGCTCTCTGAGCTTTTGTCTTGAATGGCATCGTCTTCTTTTTTTAGTTCTTCTTTTGGAATAACTACTTTAGTTACATCCGCGGGTAGATCAACTAAAGGTTCTTTTAAATTAACTTTAGTTATTTCTTGATTTTTGTCCCCTAATTGCTTAGGCTTCTTAGACTTACCTTTAAGACTAAATTCACCTTCCTGTTTAACAGGTTCATTTGTTTTTGTTTCTGACATAATATAATATAATTAAATAATTGTTTGTAATCTTATTTAGGATCAAATTGCTCTAATCCAAAACCACCTAGATTGTCATTCCCAGCAGATTCAAAATCTGTAGGTAATAAATCATTTTGTCTTTGATTTATCAGTTCTGATTGTTGTGTACCTTGTATTCTCACACGCTTATCTTTTCTATCTTCTATTTCTTTTTCTTTAGTGTTTTGAGTCTGAGCTGTTGCTTGTGCTAACTGTATCTGATAACTAAACTCTTCAGCCATTAACTCTCTTTTTATTTGAGCTTCTGCCTGCATACGTTCCATTTCAAATTGAGACTTAGCTTGTTCAATGCTAACTTTTTCAGCAGTTAATGCTTGTTGTTTTTGAACTTCAAACATAGCAGCTTTTTCTGCAGATTCAGCATTAGCTTGTGCCTGTGCTTGTATGTTTTGTTGTTGTTGCTCTTGTTCTTTTTTTATTTTTTGAGTTTGTCTTAGTTTTATAAACTGATTAGCTAACTTAGTGTTTTTAATTTCTCTAATATCAATAGCATCAGACAATTGAATAGCTCCTGTTTGCAAAGCCATCTGTATATTTTGCTCTAGCAAAGCTTTTTCTTCGTCTTCAGGTTCTAGCTGTATGTAAATACCAAAGTCGTGAATTTGAAGATTCATCAACTCTTCTAGTGTCTTAACATTAAAAGTACTTATAGAATTAGTTAAAGCATTTTCCGTTAAAGGATTTTGAATAACATCAGCAACTTTTAAGCTTATATTTTCACATGTTCTAATTGTTAAATACAATAAGGACTCAAGTAAATGCTTAGTAGCTATGTTTGAGGCGTTTGCTGCCATTTTCTGTAAACCTAATAAAGCATCTTTATCTGGAGCACTTCCATCTCTTGCTTCGTTTAAGCCGGTTACATCACGTATCATTTGTAAATAATATTGGTATGTACCAATTAAACTCTGTATTTTAGCCTGACCGCTTGAAGATGATAGTTCTTGAATAGGTACTTTACCTCTATTTAATTCACCGTCCTGCGTAAGTGACCTACCAACTATAGAACCAGTTTGAAAATACATATTTAATGCTTCCGCTGGATTATAGTTTGTTCCATTACCTAGATCAACTTCGGCTAAACCATCCATATCTAAGAATACACCGTCTGGCACTATTCTAGACATAACCTGTTGCAGTTTAAGATGCGTTAGTTGGATCATATCAGCAAAACCAGTTATTCTACTTACGATAGACTCTATACGTCCCTTGTACATTCTAGGAGCCGATATACAGTAGTTCATTTCTACCTTAGTTGTATCAGCTGCTGGTCTAGTCATATTCTCAGCCATTTTCCAGTCTAACATATAGTTGTTACCTAGTACTTTAGCTCCAGTATACAAAACCTCTATTGTTCTTGATACTCTTTCGAAGTTATCATTCTCAGGCGGGTTGAATGTATCTGGCTTTTCTAATGTTTTTTCTAAACCTTGCTCTGTTGTCTTAATTTTAAAAACTTGATCCATGTAAGTTTTGTATTCAAAATACATTACTTGAACAGTGTTTTCATCGTAATTTCCCCAACCAGTTACGTATTGAGAGTTACCAGGCATGTTTTGAATTCTTTGTAATTCGTCATCTGGTATATTTGGAAATTGCTTTTTTAATTCTGGTATTGTTATAGCTTTTATTTCACCAACATAGTATATGTCTTCAAAGTTTGGATCTTCAGTATATGAATAAACCATATAAGCTGGATCTACATACTCTACTTTAATTCCTTCAGATTTATCAAATCTAGTTTTAGAAGCACCTATACCTACAACAGCTAAATCATAAGCTATTCTTTTTTTAATTTGATCGTATTTATTAGCAGCTAGTACATTATTTATAACTTCTTCTTCTGCAATTTCTACATTTTGTTTATATGTCATTTGCATATGAACATCTAATTCTTCTTTGCTTTCAGGTAAAGCCTGTAAATCACCTGTAGCCGAAAAATCCATACCTAGATTCTCTTGAATATTCACAAGAGCTTCCTTAGTGTTCATATCTCTTTCAACAGCGGCAGCATAGTCAGTTCTACTTTTTACAGAAAAAGGATCTTGAGCAAATGTACTTACGTCATATGACTTGTTAGACATACCATTTACAACTATATCTACAAATTTAGAAATAACAGCCACTGGCTTCCAGTCTAAATTAAGATAAGACAGATCACCGTTTATAGATAATTCATCTTTATATTTTTGAACACTTTGCTCTCCTCTAGCGTATTGTCTTAATTGATGAAAATTACTATAGCTCTGTACATATCTATTACCAGATCTACCTTCCTGGAACCATTCATTCTCTATGGCTCTAGCAACTTGTATGCCGTAGTCTAAGCTGGCTTTTTCTTCATCGCTTACTATTTGACTAGGAAACGAGCTATTAGTATTAGTCTGTATATTCATTTATCTTATTATTTTAGACATACCGCCTTTGTTGTCGTATTTTTTTATACCTAAGTCAACAGCTACTCTCTGCATCTGCGCTTTTGGTATATATCTATTTTTATTACAAGCCATTAAAGCTAAACCAGAACTTATAGAAGCATCGTGTTTAGTTCTATTATTTATATTGAATTTTGCCCAATCTTCTAATGTCTTCTGGAAGTACATGTCTCCATATCCAGTATCGATTAAACCAATACGAGTATTAATATATGTCTCTATTGCAGCAGCGTGAGCCTGCTTTATATCTTCACTTGAGTTAGGTATTCCACCTATTTCTCTTTCAGTTATTGATAACTTATTATATGTTCTATCAGGTCTATTCATAGAGTAGCCTCTATAACCTCTTCTTTTAAAATGATACAATAATCTAGGTTTGTTATTTTCACAAAGCAATGGCATTCCATAAAATACACAAGCCATTAAAACATCTTCAAAAAATATCTCTGCCGTTTGTGGTCTTGCTATGTATTCTAAAAAGAAATGATCCGGAGGAGCATCTTCCATACTAAACTTAGTTAAACCGTGCAAAGCACCATTAGAACCTCTTCCATCTACAGTTCCTGATATATCGTAACTATCACATCCAAAAGCACCAACGTGCTCGTTTCCTGGATATTTAGTACCACTTTTATTTATTATTCTGTTTTGTAATTCATATGATGGAACCCAAGAAACATTAAATCTACCGTTTTTGTTAGGTATAAATATAACGCGAGTATCTTTAACTCCATCCTCCCACTGAAAACTACCAGTAGTAACAACTGACGTGTTTTTTAAATCAGCGTTGTAATCTATTTGCTCATATATTTTAGCTAGATTAAATAAAGATTCTTTTGCTTCATCTCTAAAAGCGTGTTCCTCTGTTCTAGGAAATTGACGATAGTATTCATTCAAACCGTCTTGATCTTCCTTTAAACCATTTACTTCGTTTTGCCAGTAATCAATTACACCTAATTCTATAAGTTGACCGTCTGGTCCTTCTGTGGATTTTTTCGGTGTATTGAATACAGGAAATCCATAAGAATCAATGTATCCTTCGTAGTTCCATTCCATAGGTATGAACAAAGAATATAATCCTGAGCGAGTCTGCCCATTGGCGTTTCTCTTGTCAACGTTTGAATCATAGTATAATTTCTTATAGTTCTCACCACCTTTATCTAAAGCATTAGAGGTTGAACCCATCATGCACTTTCCAATAATTCTAGAACCTAGTCTTAAACAAGTTTTAGTTACCCTCCAGTTGTTTAATATATTTGTTGGTCTTTCCCACTTTCCACTTTCATCGTGTACTAGTAGTTTTAATTTTTCACCATCGTACGAGTTGTCCCCCGTGTTCTTCCAGTCGATCGTTGTGTCGAGACCTGAGATCTCCTTGAGCTTCTCATTAGAGTCAAGTTTTTTACGGGTAAATTTGGACGCTGGTACTCTGTACGCAAGTTCCGTTTTCGGGCGGTCCATACCGTCTTGGATTGGTTTGAAAAAGAAGGGGTAATTAACTGATATGGGTACGACCTTATCAGTAAACATTTTCTTTGCATCTGGCCCAGACTTTGAAAGTATGCCAAATCTTGAATCGGTAGATATCGTGGCTTGATTAACAGTCTCGCCTGATGCCATGAACGAGAACCCTGAACGTCTGTTCTTAAGATAACACATTCCGTAGCATCTTGTATCTGCCTTGCAAGCCTCCCAGAATAAATAGAATAATCTGTTTGATTCACGAAAGTCTGGCTGCCCAACATCAATCTTGGACCACTGCAGGTACATGTAGTTAGTACCAGTAATATAAGTAGGCTTGTCTTTATTAAAGAACCAAAAACCTTCTTCACGCCTTTTAAACTCTGTGTCAATATAGTCATACCATTTTTCTTTAAATTCAACTGTATATTCATCCCAATCAAATACTGATTTAATTCTACTTAGTTCTTTTGGATATTCAGAATATTGCCATTTTTTATCTTCAAAAACTTTAATTTCTTTTTCCTTAGGTAAAGCTATTCTTAAACCTTGTATGTCATATATTTCTCCTATTTCACCAGTCTTACTAATTACAACAAAATCATATTCTTTATTATAACCGTATTCCCATTTCTTAAACTTATTTAGTTTATTTAAAACCTTAGGTCTAATAACGTTTTTAACTATGTGATATAATGTTTGTTCGTACATTATTTCTTGGATCTTCCTTCAGCAAAACCTCTAAAAGCTTTTTCTTCCTTAACTTCTTCGGGTTTGTCATTCAGTAAGTTTTCTTCTGATTCTATTCTAGCAAGTATTTCAAAAGCATCGAATATAGCTAGCTTTTTAGTAGCAGCAGCGTTTTTTAATTTATCCGCAGATAAATCGTCTTCAGAACCTACAATAGCTTCTTCAGCTACTTTAATTAATTCTTTAACCGCTTTTTGCCCAGCTTGGATTTTATTCCTCTTGGTTTCCTTCGTGTCCATACTTAATTACAATATCATTAGATTTCATACAATAAACTCTTTGCTTATCTATAACAAAATCCCATTCACTGTTAGGTTTGAAACCTACAACATCACCTGGGACTATTTCAGAAGCTTCTAAAGACTTATTACCATATTTTAGTATACCAATAAGCTTTTGCTCTTTATCGAGCTCTAGAGAGTCTTTATTTTTCAAAGGCATTACAAAGCACCTGTCTCCAAATGATTTCCAATTCCCGGTATTCTTATAC